GCTCCAGCCGCAAGACGATTGCTAGCAATGGTATTAGGAGCAATTTTTGCATTTGTAATGGCACTATCTGCCACCTTGTCGGTGGTTACGTTGCCATCTAAAATCTTGATTGTTGTGACGGCATTGCTAGCAATTCCAGAAGCAGTGAGGCCACCACTCTGAATTTTTGCATCAGTAATGGCATTGGCTGCAATCTTGACAGTCGTAACTGCGCTATCTGCAATACCAGCAGTGGGCATTACCACTTGCTGGTAAGCACCTGCTGAATAGACATAAAGATTTTGGTCAGTGGAACGGAACCAGCCTTTTCCCGTAAAGTTATTGGCTGCAGGAGAAGTGCTAGCTGAAACAATTGAACTATTATCGTTTAATTTTGCAGAAGTGATGGCGGCATCTGCCAATGCAGACGTGCCAATTTTGGTAGTACTATTTTGATCGAGCTTGATTAAATCAATACTGCCATTGGTAATTAAAGAAATACCCGCTTCTACTAGCGTGGAGGCGCGGATTTTTTTAGTTTCACTGGCACTAATATCAACAATCGGCAGCTCATCAGTTGCCGCCAGCGAGCCAGCAGCAAGAAGATTTAGCTGCGAAATTGTTTGGTCTGCCATCTTACCGTATTAATGCCATTAAAAGAATTCTAACCGTTGCCATCTCTCGATTAATCATTCACTTCCAACAACAAGCTGTCCACATCAAACTCCTTAAGAAGAATACGGCCACCATCTTGCAGGCGCAGTTCGCTTTCAGACTTGCCAACCTTCAACTGAATTTCGCCAGTAGAAAGGAAATCCATGGAAACGCTAATAATCCTATCAGCCCCCACTTCAACACCAGCCCTTGTTATCACTGCATCCAAAGAATAAAATACGTCTAAATCACTTCCGTAAACCAATTCATTAGTCAGGAATAGCTCAGCTTTAAAACCGCTTCCAATTTCCACGCGTTGAATTAGTTGAAGCAGCAATAAGGAAGTTTCCTGCGAAGCTCCTACGTCCAAATTGAACATTGCATCAATACTGCCACTTCCACTAATCAGGCCAGCACTATATTGTTGCCTAAATTTATCGCTCAATGACGTGGTTTCAATGGCTTCACGTTCAGTTTGAAATTCAAAATTAGTAACACTCCCAAGCGTTTCAAAGTTAGTATCTTCAATCTCAATGGTGATTGGAAGAGCATCTCCAGTAAAAGCCTGCAAAGGTAATTCTGCTGCTCTATTATTATTTACTGCATCCTCAAAAGTGCGAAAAAATCTAAGACCACCATATAGATTAACGTTGACATATGCGGCCAACGATTCTTGAATTTCTAATACATTGGGCCATGTAGAAGCCGGAAAGCACGCCAATTTTCTTGGGTCGCTCGTTGAAATGACGATGCGATCACCAGTGAGCAAGTTTTCTAAGCTTCCCCGGAAGCCAAGTCTATTTAAAACAGTATTAACGTCACTAGCACTAATTTCACTCGTAAATGACACCACCTGCGAATTCCTTCGCAAGCGAATATAACCAGTATGGCCTGCAAAAAATGTCACAAATTTAGCTCAGTACTTCCACAAAATCACCATCCATTGTAAATTGAATGGGGACAGTAGAAAGTTCGCCTGTAGATACTGCTACACCGGCAGAAGTGATGTAGCCCCAAAACTTAATGTCATCGGATCCATCTCCTCCTGTATTAAGTTCAAAAAACAACCGATCAGCTTCTGTAATATTGCCAGTCTTCATAATACTATTAGTCAGCAAATTAACAAAAGACCATTTTGTGTTGGTTTCATTCCCCTCCAAGCGATAATAAATCAACGTGGCACTACCAGTGGCTCCTTTGATTCCAGGAGTGAAAGTATTAACGCCGCTATCAATGGAATTGGTAGAAATAAGTTCAACAGTAGTATCCAGTGACCAGTCACGAATTTTTGCCACTTCGCGCACGTTTGATGGTGCCGTCAACGAGCTAGACGGGGCAGTGCTATCCGTCGTGCCGAAGGACAAGCTTCCAGAGCGCCCCGTATAAAATGCCATGGTCTTTGATCAGTAATAATTACATTCTATACATAGTCTATTCTGGTCGTCCATCAATTAAGAAAAGTCCAGGCACGTTCTCGGCAATGCCACGAGAAATCATTGATAAGCCATTGGCATCAGTGGCATGATGCACGCCACGTATTGTCACCTCTCCCTCTTCATCCATTTGCACTTCCGTCACTCGGAAAATGCGCTTGTTATTAACGACTGTACCAATTACAAAAAGCTTGCCTACGTAGTTTTGGAAGGCATTGGTGTTGCCTGCAATGCTTGCACGATTGTTCCCAATGGTCACGCCAGTAAAAGATTGCGTGGAAGACGCCCCGCCATCAGGCGAATAAATAAGCATTGAATAGGAAGAGCCATTGGGAATGGAGGCAGTGATGGGCATGTTCAAGAAACCACCATCTTCAATGATGCCCGTATAGATGCCATCCCACTGGTTATGCGCCAGTTCTACGTAAACATAGGCTCCAGGAAACACGGGGCTGTCAGTGGGAAATGTTTTAAATTCACATGCTCGCTGCGAATAGCGCTTGCTATTGCATAAAAACTTACCAAGCTTAATTGCCTGATCCCGGCGAGTAACAAATGCTGATGCATCAATTGTTTTGCGAGCAGCGCTCTCTTCCACTGTGTCCGCAAGTTGCACGTCCACGCTTGTATTAACATTAAACACTCCAGTGTTATCTGTTTTGCGATAAAGAATTGTCACAATCATATCTTGTGTGTTTTCGCCGTAATCAATAAATTCTTCCTTGTAAGACTCCTCGATAATATTTCCCTGATTAAATAATGCAGTAATGGGAATAGTACGAGTGATGGCGCCAGTAGTGGGCACATATGGCACAGCGGGAATCAAAACATCTTGCCCTCCAACCTTGGCAAGTTCTAACAAGCTAAATGCTGCAAATTGCGCCCAAAACTGTCTCCATGAAGATGGCTCAGCAATAATTCCATCCATAAACAGAGAATTGGTTTCGCAGAACTTTTTGCTCTTGGCAAGTTGTTCAAGGTCAATGGAATGGATGGAGGCATGACGACCAATGCCATCTTGCACATCTAGAACTGTATCGACAAAAATATCGGGGGCAGTATTGGCATAGCCATTGGCTGCGTCAGGCAAATATTGGAAATCTGACTGTCCCCATCCGATGCCATTAACAGTACCCGAAGTGCGAAGGAGGCGTGACAAGCGTCCTTGCTCGGCAAACACGCTAAACGAACGCAAGTCTTGCACGCTCTTGCCTGAATACATATTCAGGCCAATCAGCGAAATGTTGTCATAAAGCCCCGAATAATTACTGTAAGGATCAATGATTTGTTCAGTGACTGCCGCCAATGACATTTCTGGGCCATTATCAAACGAAAACTGAATTTGCGAATCGGAAGTATTACTAAATACATCCCACTCATTCAAGCCAGCAGGTTGTTCATTGACCGCTGGAAACAGTACAGAAGTGCGTACTGTGCCAATGAAATCAAAAAATGCCCCAGTATATATATTGCTTCCTAGCGCAAGACTTGCTTCATTGCCGGTATTTTCTAGATAACAATAAATAGCTTCACCATTACTGTTTACCAATTGGGGTTTGGAAACAATTTCAGAAGCAACGTCATAAACAGGTTCAAATTTAAATTGCCATTGTTGTGCATTAACTGCTCCAGAAGTGCCACTACGAAAGCGCAGATAAATAAAGTTTTCAATGTCAGCACTGCGACGCACAACAAAAATTGCAGGAGCAGTGGTATACGAAGAATCTTGCGCTCTTTTAACTCTAATCAAAAACATCATTGAGCGATATTTCAAACCATTGTCAGCACTTCTATAGCCACTTCCAACCCTGCTAGAGCCATATTCTTCTTGACGCCCATTAACTCGCTTGAATACGCGAGCCTTTAAAGAAAAATCAACAAGATTGCAAGGCGAAATTGTTTCATAAGAAGCTTCTTCAATGCGAACAAGCGCTTTGGTGTAAAATAAATCTGCTTGTATTCCGGAAAGAGCGTCGTCTCCCACGGTGGGATTGAGTGAAATATAAGATTGCAAAGCGTTTCTTTCTTCGCTTGTTATATTTCTTTGAAAGATGTAGCCATAATTAGGCGTTGTTACGGTAGCAGTATAGTATTCCCATGCCTGCCAGCCACGAAACCACACCAAGCGCCTCCTTCTTTCTTGATAAGAGCTATATCCTGTGATGCCATAGCTATAAATACGCCCATCATTTAACAATGCTTGGGCGCTATTGATTTCAGGACGTGCATCTTGACTCAATAAACTATTTGTGACGCTCCTTGCCGCTTCCCATGCTCTTCGCTTTTCTCCTGTTGGCGTGTCAGCAATAGCATTGGCGAAATCTACGCCTTCTGCCATATCCGTGCCATAGTTAACAGAATGCGCCCGACCTTGTTCAACTGCTTTTAAATTAATAACCATTCCTCCATCGACAATATCTCCACGATTTGCTGAAATGGCTTTCAATTTAGTTGAGCCAAATTTAAACACGCCGGAATTGTCAAAAACTGACACTAATACTCGCCTTGAATCTTTTGCCTCTTCCGGAGCAAGCCCCTCATCCGCGCTAGAAGCTTGCAACAATTGGACGACAACATCAGTATTGACTGGAATGGTCTGACGAGCCGTGTAGCCATTTTGTCCAGCCACTGACATTTGCACGCCATTAATGGCATCCTCAAAGTACCCCGCAGCATTTCTAATGCGAATTTGCACATTAATAGGCACTGCGCCATAAATGCCAAAAACATTGGCCGTGGAAGGGGAATAGCAATGGCTAAAACCTTCTGAAGTGCCATTAGAAGAAGACCTTACTAAATAAGGATTGGCATTGGCTCCTCCAAGCGTGGTTGGATCGGAAACGGTGAGGCCATTTAACGCTGGCCTTACGTGACTATTTTGCAAGAAACCAGTGTAATTTGGCGCAAAATATAACCAATAATTTTGTGCAATTAAATCACGTAATGCAGTTTGGCCAAAAGCACTTTTTTCTTCATCAATACGACCAATGCCACCAGCGCATAAAACAAACATAAGCCGAACAAGCTGACTATTGCCGTAGCTCAAAATTGCAGACCAAATTAATGAAGTGGCAACGCGAACACCTCCCGATGGGTTGGTGTCAGTGTTGGTGTAGACAAGGTTGATAGGATCGCCATAGGCAGCGAGTTGCTGCTGAGTGTTAAAGCCAAAACGCGGAGCAAATATTTCATCACGAGAGGATGGCACGCCACCACCCCCTTGCTGAGCGCTGATGCGCGGAGCCTGTGCTTGCTGTGGTTGAGGAGCGATTAAGGCTGACACCACTTGAAAAATGATGCCAACCACTGCCAGTACAATTGCGACAACTTCCCAGTTTCTGGCATCTAAAACAGTGCCTTCTTTCGGATCGCTATAGATTTGCTGTTGAGCAACAAAGTCTAAATATTGTTCTTTTGTAATGCCAAGAGCTTCAATTAATTGATGCTCATAAGGAAGAAGACGGCGCTGCGGATCGCTCATTAATCTGCCCAAAAATAATATTTTGGCCGCACCAATGAAACAGGCGCTGCTACTACCATCTTACTTGGCGACAAAAACAAACAATTACCATCATCGGCAACGACAGCCATTGCCAATAACGATTTTGCTCCTGGCAAATAAAACATGGCGCCTGGACGAGGGTCAGTAATTTTTTCACCCAGCGTTAAAAGCCACCTCAGAATTCTACGAATGGTCAGCTCTTCTTCTGCGTAGTCTCTATAGACAAAAGGCCATGCTTCTTCTAAATGTTTAAGTCCTAAGCGCTTCCTCACTTCCATGCACAAAAGCCAGCAGTCAGTAAAGCCTTCGCCCTCGCTGGGACGGGCTGCGTATTTATGCTTAAGACCAATTAAATCGCTGTAGTCAATCATTGCAAAGAAACATTAGCACTTAACGGCAATAAGCCTACAAGATTCCTATTCAGTTGTCTTGCCGGAAACTGAGTGCCCACGCTGTCCATAGCGCTTCTAAAACGAAGTTCAATGGTGGTATCGGAGAATGCGGCTCCAATGCCCACATATCTTTCTTGGTATGTCTTGACAGGAGAAAAATTGGCATTAAGCCATTGCGTAGTCAGCACCAAACGACTAAGCCTATTTCCATTGCCCTGCTCAACCAGCCTTACTGCCACTTCTACGTTGGGAAACAACACTTGCAACAGAGTGTTATCGCCACCAAGATTGCTGACAGTGCCTTCCGCTCTGAAAGGCGCAAACGCATATTGCTGCCCTTCAAAGATTTTCGTTTCGTTGACAAAGAAATTTTGATAACGATGATAAACAGTGTTTGGTGAGTCTCCCAGCGTAATCGTATCAGTTTGATTTAGTCCAGCAAGACTTTGCGCCGTAAGAGCGCTTTCGGTCATTGCCAATAAATCAAAATATTGAACAATTCTTAATGTGCTCATTGTGCAAACTCAGAAACAAGCTTGACGCTAATAGTACTTAGGTTTCTATATTTACTTTCCACTTCAGGGGCACTTTCGTAAAACCAAAGCATGGTTGTAGGACTTCCGCTTCCAATGCCAGCTTGTTGCAGAATAATATAAGGATCGCCAGCTTTTAACTGGGCAAAAGTATTAGAAGAACTATCAAGGCCAGCAAGCGTTTCGTCGGAAAGAAAAAAGCCTTCAGTGTTGCCGCGTTGCCCATGGTAATGAGCATAAATAAGAGACAAAACAGTTTCGCTTACGTTTTCAAACGTCAGTTCCAATGTGGCGCCAAATGGCCGATTGCCAAAACTACGCCGAACCGTTTTGCCAGACAGTGAACGATAAATCTTTGTGGGATATTCACCCAGTGTAAAATTGCGGCTCGTAGGCTTAATTGAAGGGAAATTAGCCATGATAATTAAATGCCAATCCTCCGACGAGTGGTGGGACTTTGCTGAAGCTTATCAATGGCCAAATTGGCTCCTTGCCGTGCTCCGTCACGAACGGCAAGCTTACGTGTTTCCATCATAGCCTGCTCTAATTGATCCCTACTGACGTATTCCACGTTGTTAATAGTGGTGGTCTCAAAGTTCATAGACAACACTGGAGAAGCCGTGCCGCCTCCGTTGGAGCTGCCTCCCATCTTGTCGCGGATGCTATCGTTTTGCATTTGCACGGGGATAGAGCGGCCATCGGGCAGTGGCACAATGGCTTCGTTGTACTTGCCTTCGCCTACCAGGCCAAGAGTGGGGCCTTGAACCACGCCACCATTGGCAAACGCTTTAAAGCCACCAACCGCTATTCCGCCATTTGCGTAGGCGCTGCCAGCCAAGTCCAACTTGCCCACTCTGTCCATAAATGCCGCATTGCCAGAAGCATTTCTGGCTTCAAGACCACCACCACCGCCGCCTCCCATGCCAGCGAAGATGCGGGCAATGCCAATAGCAATGTAAGTGGCAATCATTTGCGCTGCTGCTTGTTGCAATGCCTGTCCAATAGCATTTAAGAAATTGCTGAACACTTCTTGAGCACTTGCCGTGCCTTCAATCATCGAAGCAATGCCTTCAGTCATTAACGTGCCAAAGGCATCGCCAATGCCGCCAATGGCGTTTTGAATGCCGCCAAACACAGTCTGAAGACGCATTGATTGCGTTTCTAGCTCAGCCATTTGCGTGGCATACCCTCGGTCACCATTGGACTGCATGAGCGCATTCTCAAATGTTTGCGCTGCACTTCCATAGAAACCGGCCATAAGCCCTTGGCCAGCAGTACCAATTTGAGCACGTGCTTGAGACAAGTTTCTTTCTTGCTCTAACAAGCGATTTGTTTCCGCTTGCACCTTAAGCCTTTCTCGCGCAGCCTCAATTTCATCTTTGATAATTCGATATTGGTCCGCCTTTAAATCTTTAGTTAATTCTTCTATGCGGTAATTAGCCTGCTGCTCTGGCGTTAAACCAGCATAGCCGCGCCGTAAATTTTCAATTTCAGTTGTGGACTTTTCAATTTCAATGTTTGCATCACGTATTGCATCTTTGAAGGGGCCGCGAATATCTTCTGTTGCTTTTTTTAAAGCATAATTTCTCCTATCAGCTATAGTTGTCAATTCAATTTCATAATTTCGCTCTAAGTCATATCTACGCAAGTTCTTATCTGCAGCGCTCATGTTGTCGCGATCTATCTGCAACTTGTTGAGACGAAGTTGCTCTGCTGCAACAGCTTCCTCTTTTAATGCATTTAAATTCGCAATTTCAATATCATACCTTGTGCGACTAATTTGCTCTTCCAGTAGCAATCCATCCAAGTATTGCTTATGTTTTTCAACAACTTTTTCAATATTTTCCAGCCGACTCTGATCGTAGGGTTGCAACTTCTTGCCACCAGCTCCTCCTTCTTCAGCACTGAGATCAACTGTTTGCAACTGTTGTCGTGTTGTCTGGCTTCGCTGTTGTTGCTGCTGAACAGCCAATGCTCTTGCCCTTCGCGCCTGCTCAACTTCGCGCCTTGCGGCCAATACTTGTGCGTAAGTATTAGAGGCTGTTTTTTCCGCTTGTAACACGTCCTGCATTCCGCCACCCTCATCGGCGGGCAAAACCTTAGCCAAGGACAGGTCTCTCAATGCTTTTTGGTTTGCAGCTCTTGCTTGAGCCAGTTTGGTATTTGCTTCCAAATACTGACGAGTGGCGCTTTCAAGGTCTCCACTTGCTGCAATTCTGTCTAGTTCTTGAGCAAACTCTCTAACGCTTTGCTTGCCTGATTGCGCCGCATTATCAATATTTAAAAGCCGCTGAGCAACTGCATCCAGAGCAATCAGGACGGCCCCCACTCCAAGGGTTACCAAAGAAACCTTGAGCGCCATAACTGCAAGCCTCGCCAGGTTTGCAGTGGTAATCATGCTCGCAAGCACGGCAATAACAGTTCTAATGCCAGCTATATAAACGCCGATTTGTGCAATGTTAAAACTCGCAGCAAATTGAACCATTGCAATGGTTGCCTGAATGATTCCAGTGCGTGCCAATAGCTGGAACGCGCCATTTAACGATGCCAAAATTGCAGCATACAGGCCAACTCTTGCAACAAAAGGAAGGGAAATAAAGTCAAGAGCAGCTCTTGTTGCGGCAATCAATGGTGCCACAAAAATTTGCAACGAAGATGCAAAGGAAGATATGTTTCTACCTGCCGCTTGAGCGGAATCACCAAGCTCTCTTAAAGTGATGAAAAGACTTGCCGCCCTGGGCGTCATTGTGGCAATAACGTCAGAACCAGGATAAATGGTTGCCGTTAAAGCTTTCATGGCAGACGTAACGTCGGCCAAAAGACTATTCACTTGAGGACCAAAAGCAGAAGCAAATTGATCAACAATTGGCCCCATGCTTTCATACATTAATTTCAAATTATTTTGAATTTGATTTACAGCACCTTGCAGGGTATTAGCAGCTCCCGTGGCGGCAGCGCTGAATTTCTCGTTCAGCAAAATAGCAACGTTTCCCAACACTTGTTCCATTGCCTTCCCTTTGAAGGCGCCGTCTTCCATTGCCTTGCTGAATTCGGGAATGCTCATTTGAGCAGCTTCAGCGAAAAGCCCCAGCGCTCCAGGCAGCACGTCTCCCAACTGCCCCTTGAGTTCTTCGCTCATAATCTGGCCTTTGCTTGCCATTTGAGCGAAGGCATAATTAACGCGATCTACTTTGTCCGAACTCAAGCCAAAAGCTGCTGCTGCCTTGGAAATTCCAGTGAAGAGTCCTTCGATCTGCCCCTGATCAAATCCAGCCGGCTGCATTGAGGCATAAAGCTTGACAAAACCTTGACGCGCACTGTCCAATGGCACGTTAAACCTTGTGGCCAGTGTGTCAACAAAAGCGAAAGATTGTTCAAAAGTGCCCGATGCGGAAGTGACTGCTTGTAATTGGTTCTTGTATGTAGCTAAAGCTTTTGTTGCTTGGAACGCCTGGTTTGGCAAATCCATGAAGAAAGCAAGCCCTTTATAGGCAGTGCCAAACAAGAGCACTTGCTTTGTCGCATTTGCAAATTCGCTAGCAACTTCTCCGATTGCACCCGCCAAGGGCAATCGAGCCTTTTGAAAAATGTCTAAGTTGATCCTGCTTGGATCCGGGCCAAAACCCATTGCATTGCGAAAACCACCGCCAGGCGGCACGTTTCCGCCGCCAAACATGCTGGTTCTTGCATTGATTGACAAGGGCGTAGATGGCCCCATCATGCCAGCCATGGGGAACTGCCCCATGGAGCCCATGCCTGTAAAAGAAAAGCGTTGACCCCCTCCAGCAGCACCAGTGGCCGCCGCTGGGAAAATGGGGCGTGTTGGCAATGCAGCGCCTTGACGCGGGGAAGCGCCCATTTGATACTGACCCAAGGGGCCTTGAGCTATCGTCCTGCCCGGCTGAAACACGCCCTTGACGGGACGCCGTAAAGCCATTTGTGCATTGCCAAGGATGTTCTCCATGGCAGTTTGACTGAGTTCGTTAAGAAGTCTGTCAATTAAAGGGCTTTTGTTTAATCGAGAAACGCCAGTAATACCTTCAGACTTAGCCAGCCCTTGTAATTGCTTAACAGTAAGCTCTTCCAAAGCTGCTTTTGCTCGTGCAGATCGACCCACGCCAACAAAGCCGCCTCCGCCAGACAGCCCTTGCGAGCGCATATATTCCATCAAGCCCGCAGCTCCCTGCGGACTTTGTGCAAAGCCGCCGCCAGCTTTTAATTTGCCACTAAGCTCCCCCAGCTTTCTGGCTAAAGTTTCAGCCTTTGCGATTTCAGCGGAAATATTCGTCTCAACATTTAGCCGGTAAGTGCGTCGCCTAAAGTTTTCGCTCAGCTTATTTAATTCGTTTTGAACAGAACGCCGGTCAAACTGTATTTGAATGGGAATTTTATAACCAGCCGCTGCTTGCCCGAGTCCCGTTAATTGTTGCCTAAAAAACGCTAGGTCAAGACTTACCTTAAGTTTAAGTTCGGCGTCTTGAGCTGCCATTTTAATTGTTCTTCACTATTCTCTTAATTCTATAATCATTGATCTTGATTACGTCCGGCGAAAGCTTTTAATTCATCCGCCAGCAAAGCAATCACTCGCCCGTCCATCTTTCTTGTCTTCATTAAGCGTTGGAAAACAATCAAGCTTTCGTCTGTCAAGCCACTATCTTTCTTCAACGCCTTAGCGTCAAACGGTAAGAAGTCTTCTGGCTTCACTTTAGACTTCTTGCCGCCGATCATCGCTGCTGTCATCGTGCCAAACTTTGCAATGGCAATGCTTTGCACGTTGTATTTTGCAATGTCATGCTTGTCCAAATATTTCAATGCACACTGAACATCCCTTAATCGCTGCCGTCCAAATTGATCAGCGTGCCATCTTGGATCACGAAAGTCTGACGCCGAAAGGCGAAAGTAAATTTCGTCCCAATTAGTTAAATTTTTAAGTTGTTTTCTAGCTCGCGCCTCTGTCGCTTCAGCTATTGAGGAGAATTCCTCTTCGTTGCTTTTTTTGCCGTTGCAGCCTCCTGGGTTTCGGCGCTTTGCTCTGCAGTGATAAACTCCACTACTTTTGCAACGTATTTACGGGGGAGATTTTTTGTATCTTCCAACTCCCAGTCGTCGAGGTCTTGCCAATTCCCATCAACGAGACCTTGCCCGCGAGAACGAATAAAGGCAGTAACCATACGAGCGTTAGTACTCTCCACCGACGAGCCACTGGTAATCATGCTCAAGGTTTCTTCAGTATATTCGGAAAGCAGTTCAGCTTCGGTGATTGAGCCGCCACCACCTTGCAAGAGACCAAATGCCTCGTCCAAGGGGATATCCTTGGCAGTGGCAATACGCTTTGCAAGCTGCACGGCCCGGATGGTGGCCTGGCTTTGCAACTTGCTAATTTCTTCCTGCTCAATGGCCTCTGCAACCAGCCAACCGCCATATTTCTTCAGGCGAAGCTCTGGGAGAAGTTCAAAATAATCTTCAGCTTTGGTTTGAAGCAGGAAGCTGTATTTGCTCATGGTCCAAGACGTTTAACAATGCGTTGAAGACTTTCACTCGTTCATTGGAAGAGCGAAATTCCTTAGGAATTTCAACCAGCATTGAATGATTTTCGTTAGAAAGTCTAACAGCCTCTTCCCTGCAGGAAATAAGACACAGAATACCGGCCTCCAACGCTGTGCCCTCTATGGTGTTATTGATTGCGTGAACAGTTTTATCGTCGCTCCACAAATAATCAATTTTCATTTGTTCAGAACAGTGCGTATCCGAGATCGTAGCGCCTTGCTTACGTTACTGCCATCAAACAAACTGCGTTGTTGAAAAACGTCAGTCCACTGCCTTGGCTCCAAATTGGTTGACAATCCTTCGTGGACATACCATGCATAGCCGCGTCCACTGTCGTTTTTGGCGTCCCAGTTCCACGATGCAGTGATGTCGTTGGCTCCTTGCGTAATCTTGAAGCTGTCTTTTCCGCTTTGATAAAGCTCTCCAAGGTCATAAATATTACGGACAGTGCCAGCATTTTCTCCGCTCTTTCTCCTCGTGTAACCCGGATAGTTCCATTTATCGTCTTTAAACTGATCTTCAAAATATCCATCATCTACGTCTTCTTTCGCCCATGTTTCAAAAGCTTGGGCAAGCTTCTGCTCCAAAAGCCTTGCATTGATAATATTGCCGCCAACGATGACGCCGCTCATGGTGCAATCAATGGTCGAAGAACAAGATCGGGAATCATGAACCGACAGCGCTCGTAAGCCACATCATCACCAGGAAAATATCTTGGTGTGGAATCAGGAAAGCGCCGGACCATCCTGTCCATGGCCGTGGCAATGGCACCAGCGCTGGGCGTGTATTGCACCAAAATTACTTCCCAAACTTGTGTGACTTTTGTCGTCCCTCCCAAGGGAGAGCGGGAAACCAACTCAGGAAACTGCCGCATTGTCACTTCCAGCCCCTTCACCTTCCATTCTTTCGGCACACTCTGCGGCCCCACCACATAAACAGCGGGTAGCGTCGATCCATTTGGCAGTGTATAAGTGCCAATCAAATTTGGAGATGCAGATAATAATTCAGTGATAGTCTCTCTGAGCTGAGAAATATTCACAATAAAAAAGCCTCCCCGTAAGGAGAGGCTAGCAAACTTTCAATGGAAAGTGAATCAGCTATTAGGGGCAGTCGGAATGATCGAACCGCTTTCAGAAGCATTCTGGTGAATACCAATGCGGCCACGGCTGGTCAGATCGAAGGTGACTTCCACAAGGTTATCAGCCGGATAGCTCTCGTTGTAGTTCATCACACAAGCGGTGAAGGCCACACGGTCATAGTAATAAGTGGTGCCGCTCACGCCGAGCTGCTTATTGATTTCCACATACACTTCATGGTTCTTGTCGTACCGCGAAGCGCTGATCACCTGGAAAGCTTCGTCAAAGCTATTCGGGATGAAGGTGGTGCCATCAACATCCTTCTGGAAGTAGGAGGTGACAGAGGCCGTAGCTTGCGAAGTGGTGATCACGCTATCAGCGAAACCGCCACCGCCAAGCAGGTAGAATTCTTGATTGCCATCATTGAAGGCCACAGAGGCCGTGGTGGCAGCTTGCAGGGTGTAAAGCGTAGGAGCACCGCTCACAGTAAAGGTGGCGCCGCTCTGGGTGATAACTGGACGGGTGGTGCCGCCAATAGAGCCAACGCGCACAATCACGTCTTGGCTCTTTACCAGTTCAGTGGGATGGTAGAGCATGAGAGGAAATCCTCAGCAATGAAAAGGGAAAGTGATTAAGCGTTGTCCACGCTTCCTTTGCCAATTAGTCTAAAAATTCCCCTAATTGGCGTGCCGAGGAACTGCCAATAATGAATAGCAATTTCCTCGTTGGGCAATAGTTCAAAACGCCCTTCCCTTCCATTGATGGTCGCCTGAGCGGAATCACCAGGCGTCACTCCAGAAAAAGCAAGAGGAGACGTAAGTCTCCCCTCCATATAAACTGCCGTTTGATCTGCTCCGAGAAGATGATCATACTGCGGAGCACGCTTTTGCCTTAACGATGCATAGTAAGTAATACCAGTCGTTGTGGCCACGTAATTGCCAGTTTCACTATCGAGCGCATACCCCGAAGCCACGTACCATACCAGAGTGGCATTAGCAAGTGGCTCCAGGAAATTGCTCATACAACAAAACCAACGGCAGTCGAAGGAAGAGAATTCAACAAACGCTTGAACTCTTGACCATACTGAGAGGCATCAAGCCCCTCGCCATAAACTTTTCCGTCAGTGGCACCAATTTGGATGCCCATCTGAGCAAGTTGTACGGCAATGATATGAGCAGCTAAAAACTTAACTGCTCTATCAGTTTGGTCCCCAAACACGTCAGCCGAGGCATCGTAAGTTGCTTCTGTAATGGCACCATTCACAATCCCCGATGGATGGGGCGTGAATTCAGGAAACCTGTCCAAAAAACTGGCGTAGGTGACGGCCATAATTAAGCTTTTCCAATGCGAATGGCTTCAGTGCGTTTGGCAATAGCATTCCTCACACGGATTCGACCTTCGATTTTCTTCCAGTCAGCCAAGCGATCAGCATCATGGATGAGTTCAATGGCGCGAATGGCTTGAGTGAGGGGCAGCTCGGCAAGACTTTGAACAGACTCAGGCAGATCCTCTACCATCACTTGTTCTTTCATCTCTTCGATTGCCCCAATTGCCATGAGCTTCTTCACTGCAATGTTCTCTTTAGCTTCGCTCCATTTGTCATCAGGGATTTCCTGATTAAGTCCTGGAACAAGCTGAATGAGACCAGTTTTAGTGATAATTCCGAAGCCCGCCTCACGAGGGGGATTTTCAAGTTCGGGACGATAAGCAATGAGCATTGTTCAGAAAAACAATTGTCAATAGCTTAACGTCCCTTTCTTGCTAACTATCCTCAGGCGTTGGCCTGAACGTAGATAACGCTCTTGGGATAGTACAGGGCCACGCCACCAACGCGAGCATGGGCGGGAACGATGAATTCCAGACCGCGCTGCTGAGGGGGGAACAGCTCCAGGGGCTGAGGGATGTGCAGTTGCACTTTCTCAGGATCACGCTTGTACACCACCATGCGGTTGGTGTTCAGAGCGCTGTTATCGGCATCCAGTTGGTTGATGGGCTCAACATTGCGGATGAAGGGGTTGGTACGCAGGAAATACTCCAGCACGGTCACGTCCGAAGAATCGGAGTTCCGGGTGGTGCTCACCTTGTTGTAATCTTCCCACGCCATCAGAATGGTGTCGGGCTGCTCCTTCATCTTGGAGGCGTTGATAATGGCGGTCACGCCATAGTTCAGCAGCTCCAGCATTTCCTGAGCAGTGGCGGTGCTGAACCACTTGTCAGCGGCCACCACATCCACGGTGGAGTTGTTGAAGAAGCCAGACAGACCCACGGTGCTCTCACCGAAGAAAGCGAGGTCTTCCACTTTCTCTTCGTAGGCACGACGCACAGCAGCAGCGCGACGCTGCTCCAGGGCGATGTTGGCCATTTGAGCAGCACGCAGTTCCTGCACGGTGTAGCCGAAGCTGCCGCCGAAGGAACGGATGTTGATGCTTTTCTCGGTCTGACTGATGTCGGCACGGGGCAGATCATCAGCAGCATCAGCGATCAGCTTGAACTCACCAGTGGCATCCATGATGCGGTAGGTGAAGGTCTGAGCGCCAGGACCGGCTTCAGAAGTTACGGGCAGCACAGTCGGATATTTGATATCCGCATACTGCACTTCAAACACTTGGGGGCGGATGAACTCAAGCTGACGCTCAAGAAACAGACCCGCTTCATCCATACGGAATTCAGACATTGGTAGGGCCTCCTATCAAGAATCAGCAGAGAGGGTGAAGCTCGGACCATTCAGCTCCAGCAGGGCAATGCCGCTGCTAGTGGTGGAGGTGAGGAAACGAGCGTTGGCCAGACGGACAGTTTTGCCCGAGGCGAAAGCATGCGAGAACTGGCCAGCCTTGCCAGTGCCGCTTGCCGAATACAGCACGCGAACCACAGACTTGGGGGTGACGGCGCCGGTCACGTAGACGGCCACAGCACCTTCGTTCACCACGTTCATGGCTTGCTGGTTCTTCACGCCAGGACGGCCATTGGCGTCTTCGGCGGTCTCGTCCACATAGGTGAGAGCGTTGATGCCCAGCACGGTGTCAGAAGCACCAGAGATGGTAACGGCAGAGTTGGCAACAGTGCCGGCGTTGTTATAGACCACGAGGTCACCGAAAGGCACAACAGCGCCGGTTTCGTTAACGCAGGTGGAGATGGTGTTGTCGCGGATGTCAGACAGACCACCTTCCAGATAGGCGGTGTGAGTCAGGGCATAAGCCTGCTGCACGCCACCAGCGGAGGCAGTGCCCGAGGTGGAGAAAGAAACGGCCATAATTACTTAGCCTCCTTAGAGATGGAGAGGGGCTTCTTCCATGCGTTTTGCAGCGTTTCCATGTAGGAAGACGGTGCGCTCATGGGGGAAGCAATGGAAGCTACGGCTTTACGCAGCTCATCAGTGGCAACAGAATCATCGCGGGACGATTCAGCCAGGGTGTCAAACATGGCTTGAACATAGTCATCAGACTTTTCAGCCAGATCAACGCTATCGCCACGCACGGCTTTGATGGCGTCCACCATCACCTCGCGGGCTTCCTTGCCGCTAAATTCATAAGCGGCATCCAGAACAGGCTTAGCCTTTTCAATCAGAGCAAGACGCTCTTCAACCATGGAATCAAGATTGATTTCCTTGGCGGCAGCCAGTTCGCCTTTCAGTTCTTCAACGTGCTCGGCCAGGGCGTCGGCGCGGCCTTCGGCAGCATCCATTTTCCCTTTCATTTCCTTTTCCATGGCATCCATTTCGGACTTCATGGAATCAGCAGCGGCCTGCAGCTCGTCGTATTTTTTCTTCATGTCCTCATAGGACATTTTGGCGTCTTCACGTTCTTTGGTGATCGCAAGAGCAACGCTCTCCGTCACCTCAAACTCGGCGCCATCGAAAACGACTTTTGCAGTCATTAGATGGTCTCCTGTAGTAGAGAATAAAGATAGATCGGCTGCATCTTGGCGATCAAGATGGAGCTTCACTTGCGGGCCAGCGCGGCCCCGACGAACAATAGCGATGTGATTGCCGATGATCTCCTTTTGGATGCCATCGTAATTTTCGCCACTTTCTGTAACGCCAGGCGTGGGATCATAATTCACCCTGTAGCCAGCGCTTACCTCACGAGCATCTCCCCGCATAATCCGTTCAATGGCATCTTTGTCCGTGATTGTCATCACGGCCTTGACGAAACCATTGTCATAGACAATCTCAGTGCCGCTAAAGCCCACTTGGTAGTCTTTAGTGTTGTCAGCATCAAGAAGAACAGGGGGATGTTCCGAAGTGATTGCCTTGCCCGCAAACGAAGCAAGACTCTCGGGAGACGCCACTTCTGTTTCTGGACGATACTCTCGCCGCACGGAGCCATCAGCGTCTGTGTAGAGCTGAATGCCAGTGCGAGCAATCGAAGCCCACGCCCGAAGATAGCCTTCTGGCGTCATTTCGTATTTCTCAATTGGCGAGAAATCGTATCGACAAGAAATGGTGCTCATGCTTATACTTTACCAAAAATTTGTTATTACAATAAAAAAGCCTATTCAATTTCGACTAGCGGCATGATGTTTCTGGCGAAGAGCAGCACGGACGTTCTTAAAATGCCGCATCAACAGGCCCGCCTGCTCATTGCCGAGCGCATTAAAGAAGCCCGCCTTAACAGCGGGCTTTCTCAGAAGGACGTGGCTGAAATTCTCCACATCAGCCAAAGCTCCTATTCACGCATTGAACGCGCCACAGTGCCGCCAGACTGCGTACAAATTCGCACCCTTAGCGGTCTCTATGGAATTAGCGTGTTGTGGCTAATGGGCTACCCATCGTTCATCGCTCACACGCGACACTAGTCTTCGTCATCCTCTCCGCGAAGCTCGCTGAGCTGGCTTTCAATGCCTTCCATAATGTAAGCCTTGGCCATGGCTTCAATTTCAAACGTGAGAAACTTTGTCGGCTCAAAATGCAGGTCGGGCTTCTCGTAGACGCTCATCACATAAATATGGGTTTCGTCTAGCCGCCCATTCTTAAAGCATTGCTTTTCCACCAGTTCCCACTGTGAAGTGTTGCGATGTTCATTTGCAGAAAGAATGGCTAATGCCTTCAAAAGACCAATGCCTTCGTCTTCTTCTTCGATGACGCGCACATATTCGCTCATTGGTCCTTTTGACGATTTTCTACCATCTTAATGATGCGATTTGCCCAAGACCTACCGGCATCGCCTCCCCATAGCAGCCAAGCAATATAACCAGCATCATCTTCCCCTCCGCTCTTGTTTTTCTCATGACGAGAAAAGAATGCGGCCATGCGTTTAATCGTGGCAAAGCTCACGGCTCCTCCACCAGCTAAATCACTGGCGCGAGCCACGCCGCTGCCAATGCCTTGCTTGCCAGCTTCCTGCGTAGTTAAGCCGCCTTTGCCGTGCTTCTTGCGAAGCTCTAAACCACGGCGAGCGGCGCTTCTAACGCCAGCAGGAGGGGAGAAGCTTTCTACATCCCCCCGCGATGCTTTTTTCCGCAAGAAGCATCCTCCACTTCCTCTTCTTCCTTTTCCTCTTCTTCTCCCTCTTCCTCTTCTCCAATGAGGGTCATGAAATAGTTGTCCCAGTATTCATCACTCTTGCCTTGGCGGCTCATGCCGGCTTCGGAGAGAGCAATTGCAATGGCCTGCTTGCGATTCTTTACAGGCTTTTTATCGCTACCTTTCAGCGTGCCAGCTTTAAACTCACGCATCACCTTCGCCACTTTGGCCTGTTTTTCTTTCTTGGTCATGGCAATAATGCTTTCCTTAAGCATACTCAATGAATAAATCCTATCGGCGCTGTTTCAATGGTCATGCCAGGAAAGAATTTATCGCGATACAAAACCAGACCAGTCAACAAGCGTTCGGCAATAAAGGCTAAGGCCCGTTTGTCATAACCTTCAATGGAGAGAAAATGTTCTTTATGCTTTTCCCAAATAGGCAATAAACAAACAAATAAAGTGGTCATAAATTGTTTGTAATATTGCTTCGGACCGCGAGCCATATTGCAGCCAATAAATAAATTTTGCGCCCATAATTTGTCAATCTCTTCTCGCGTGAATGCCCAGGCGCCAGTATCAGCAAGTTCGCGAGTGATAGCGGGAGCATCAAACTCTGAATGCCCGCCATAGAACTGCTGCTCCAAAGTGCAAGTAAATACAGCCGGCTCTGGCACGTAAAGCACGTTCTCTGCATACCATCCAGACTTAGGCTCTATCCAATTCCGGCGATACTGAGCATTGCCAATGTTTGCTTCTTCAGCGTTCAGTAGCATCCAATGCACACAAGATAGCTCTCCCCATCGCCTATTTAAAGAGGAAAGAAACGCTCCTTCATCGTCAAATACATAGCCTTGCTCTCGCAGAGCCCTACGTTCCGCATCAACAATATTCCACGCCCCGCCCATGATCGGGACAATTTTTGATTGCGCTTCGTAACGAACTTTTTCGTTTTGAATGCACACTGCATAGATGGTGTAATCAGACGGTTTCATACACTTGCCTCGCAGCCCATAGTTCGTTGTAGTTGTTGACGCTCTTAGCGCCTAGTCCAGTGAGGTCGCCGCCTCCGGCTGGCTTGCTCCACGCCATGATAGTGCCATCGGGAAGCACAAACGCCCTGTTCTTCTGCTCGTGCGTGGGTGTCAGTTCTAAATAATCGCCATAAACAAAATCTGCCTGGCTTCCGTTGCATGCCAAAGCCTTGCCAAGAAGCGTGGGGCCAGTGGGACACAATGGCGTAATGCCATAGTATTGTTCCACGCAATTGGCCACAATCATTTCAATGGCAGTTTGCAGAGCCTCATTGTTGGGCTGAGAATATAAAACAGTGGTAGCACAAGCCCAACTCGTGTAGCTAAATCGCTGGATATCACGGAAGGCTAAAAATTTAATGCGATCTCCCACGTCCACAGCATTAACAGCCCGAATAGCAATGTCGAAATACCAGCCGCCAAAATGATTGAGGAGACAGAAGCGCCCAAGATCAGCTTTATACGAAAAAGGACGTAGCGAATCGTAAGCCCATAAAACGTGCCCACCATAAACAGAAGCAATGAAATCACGGAGTTGCTCATTGTTGTAAATTACATGGTTGGCCTTAGGAAACACTGTATCAATGGTGCCAGTGGCATATTGAAGAAAAGGAGAAAGCTTTTCTTCTGGATCAGTGGTTAGAAAAATTTGAGAAATCTGCATGACCATCAATCGATTTTTGCGGGAGTGCCAAAGCCCTTGAATTCAGACTCTTCTGGGTCCATGGCCAAAACTGCCTCCACTTGGTCCAGCATTTGTTGCGTAATACCAGGCCAAGTGAATTCTTCAATGCGCTGTTTGCACCATTCGCCATCAGCCTTTAATTGCTCTCGATCTTCGTAATACATTGTGAGCAATTCGGCTAAATGATCTGGCGATGGCTGGCCACGATCCAGGCCATAATTCCTGTCCACTTCCCAGCTTTCAATGTCAATGCGCGGCACGCCATTAAAAATCTCCTTGCAGCTTGTGTGATCTGGCACCAACTGAGCCACGCCAGTTGCTGCATGTTCAGTGTTGACCAGGCCCCAGCCTTCTCCAATGCAAGTGTTGATGCCAACGTCCGAGGCGTTATAGACCATGTTGAGCTGCTCAATAGTGAGGCAGTTGGCCGTCGAGAAGCTTGGGCTCGTCAAAATAAGCTTGCCGGTTGGGTCATAGCCTTCGTCTCTCGCTACGCGCTTAAATAACGGGATCAAATCCCACCCCATATCTTTGCTGCCCATATTGAGCCATAGCCTTGCATCGGGCTTATCCTTCGCGAATTTGATAAAGCCCTTAATGGTTAAGTCAATGCGTTTACGGGGCTGATTCCTATTGCCATTGAAAACAATGAAAACATCCGGCGGTACGCCCAGTTTTTTTCGGCATTCGGCCTTGTCCATCGGGAAAAACTTGGTGAAATCTGTGCCGTGCCCCATAATGCCAATTGGCTTTTCATAACCAATCTTGCGAAGCTCCTCGGCGCCAAACTCCGTATAAGTGGCCACGCCGTCCCATTCGTTAATAGGCTCCAACAGTTCGGGAAATAAGCCGTAGCTGTCAATCGGCGTGTACACAAAGAATTTAAAGCCGATGCTTTCTTTAAAAGCCTTGACAGCCTTCCACAAACTGATGCCTATCCAAATGTCATTGGTCACCCACACCAAATCTGGCTTGATCTTTTGCACTAGCTCTCCAATGCGATGGGAGCCAAATGGATCGGAGCCATGCAGCATCGCCGGGTAAGTGTCGTATTTACGAGCTTCTTTGTCTGGATCGCCATGGTAGTTAACGGCCAACACGCTCACTTCGTGATGCTCAGCTAAGGCTGGAAGCAGGTTTTCCGCCACACGGCCAAAGCCAGTTTCGACAAAAGCATCGCCGCAATACAGAATTTTTGCCATGACAAAACAAGAATCTTCGCCATCATAAGCCGCGTTTATACTATGGGCGCAGGAGACGAACCATGCGACTATCACCAGCTTCAATGCGCTTCTGCATTAGCACTTGCCAAAAATTTGCAGCGCATACACTACAGGTGATCGTTCCTTCCCTGCTCCAAAACGGCATTGCCAAAGAGCATATTTTGATTGTCAATGGTGGATGGGAAGACTCCCTGACCATTACGGACTACGAAGGCGTACCAATGCTTTTGACGCCGCAGAACTCTTTTGAATACACTCCTCTCATTGAAATTGTCGATAACAACATCCACAGCGACTATTGGTTCCTTCTGCACGACACCTGCATCGCTGGTCCCTTGTTTTACGAACTTGCCTTGTCGTTGCCAGTAGACAGTCCAGAGAAAGTGGCCCTCAAGGGCACGCCATCAATGAGCATTGGCCTGTATCGCATGGACTACCTCCTGCGCCACAAAGACCGCCTGATGGCCATCCGAAACACGGACTGCTCGCCTGAGGCCCTGCAAAGGTGGAAGCAATGGGGGGTGCCGAATGAGGACTACATGCTCTGGAAACTAAACGACGCGCCCACTCACGTTTACCATCCTGATCGCCATGGTCCCGACGAATGGAACTATCAAGGTCATTCAGACGCATATGGCACCGGCTTCGCCCGTCGCATTGAATATTTTCCTCAGTTAGACCTCTATAAAGCCAAAAGCAATTGGCAAGGCGTGCAGCCAGTTCTTTGTCTTGACATCTAATGAAAAATATTGCCATCATTGGAGGCGGCTGGGTGGGCTGCCACTTAGCCAAAGAGTTCAGCAAAGAACACAACATTACGATTTACGAGCGCAATGATCATTTGATTAGCGAAGCATCGCTGATCAATCAAAATCGTTTGCACTATGGCTATCACTATGCACGCAATGGACGCACTCGTCAATTGTGCCGTACCACCTTTCACGCGTTCTTGAAAGACTACGGCCATCTTGTTGAAGACATTGCGGACAATCTGTACGCTGTTTCGCAAGATGAGAGCTTATTGGATGACACGACAATTTTGACAATTTTTGATGAATGGCCACATCGCGTGGTTTACGCACCGTGGCTAGACAACACTTCCTGCGCCATTGCCACGCCAGAAAAATTCATCAACCCTTTATTGGCGGGAGAATATTTTCAAGCCCTTCTTTCGCCATTTGTCGTTCATGAAGAAATAGTTGCGAATGAAGTGCAGTTTTTGCAACAAGATTATGATTTAGTGCTTGATTGCACTAACAACTTTCTTTTAGAGCCAGAAGAGAATTGCTTCTTTGAGCGCGTCATGATGATGCTCTATACCATTGAACGTCCTCTCCCTTTTGGCGCACTCACTTACATTGACGGAGAACTATTCTCCCTCTATCCCTATGGCGAAGGGCTGATGTCCTTGAGCCATGTGAAGCATGGCGTTTTGTCACAAAGCGCTTGTCCGATTGATAATTATGATGATCACGATTACAATCTCCATCGCTTAAAAATGGAGGATCACGCAAGGCAATATTGGCCAGACTTTAATTTATATCTAAGACCTGTAGCCCCAGTTTGTTCCACCAAGGCCAAAATTAAAGACAGGAGCGCCAATCGCATGCCCGTTTATCGCCGGCGTGATAATTTTATTTCCATTTTTACGGGCAAAATTCAAGGCATCTATGCCATTAAAAATCACGTGCAATCAATCATTGATCAAGCATAAATTTGCCTAAACAATGGATATTCGCGAAGATGGTTTTTGGCTTTAAAAAGCTCGCGAATGATGCCTAGCTGGTAACCATGCATACCCAGCATCGCCCTAACCTGCTCGTGCTCATATTTATTTAACAGCGGTCCATTGTCAGTGTCGCTGATATGCACGTGAGCAATGTAAGGAAGATAATGTCCCAGTATCTTCTTGGGACTATCACCCTCTAGCCACGCGTTGTTGGTATCAAGCATGGTCTTGACATTTTTCAAATTGTAATAGTCAATTAAATTGACAATTTCTCCCACTGTGTGAAAATATTTGCCGCCAAAAGTTCTTGCCACTGGTTCAATGCATAAAATGGCATCGTTGGCTTCCAAGATTTTGTCCATGCGCCGAAGCACGTTCATTAAGCACGCTGGGCTTCCGCGTCGGAGGGCAGGACTGCCAAGCACAAAACGCTTGATTCCCATAAAAGAACCCAGTTTGACAACGCGCAATAAATGCTCTTGAGTGGCCTCAGTGTCCTCAAAACTTTGCACATCACTCCCAAAAAATAAAGCCTGAGCAGAGTATGCCCACAGACCATATTCTTCCCTATATTTCTTTGCTAAGTCTGCATAGTCAAGGCGCTGCTGAAACACTCGATGAGGAACAATCTCCAACAGATTAAAAGCGCCAGCATTGGCGCTTAAAATTTGTTCCTCCTGCTCTGGCTCCCAGCCAATCGCACTAATTCCGATAAGCATTGATAAACGCCTCCATTTTCGCAAGCATTTCTTCTTTGCCGTATTTATAACTCCCGCAATGATAGTTAATACGGGAGCCATAACTCACTTTAGCCTCGGGAAAGAAACGATCAAGAATTTCCTGCGTTTCAATAGGCTCGGAAAATAAATCGTAAATGCCAGCCTCTTTAACCGCCAGTGTATCTTGCCACAAATCGTTTAAATCGTACCACTGGTAGGCAGAATTGCCATTAATTTGTTCAACATTATTATTGTTCAACAAATCAAACAAGACGTTCTTTTTAATGCGCTTGTGGAACAATGCGGGAAGGCGAATGATTTTTACAACGCTATTTGGAAACATTGCTTTCACAAGCAGTTCAAAAATGCGCCTTACGCGCCCATAGTCCAAATTGCCAAAAGAATGCTTATAAATATCAATGGTGGAATAGAGAATAATTTCCTTCACTTCCCAAGGGCGAATAGCGGCTGCAATTTCTTGCATGTTGAAAAAATCTTTCGCCGGATCTTGATTGGCCTTCCATTTCTCCGCCGGAAGACAAGCCAAATACAACTTGTCAATCGTGCCGCTTAACAACGAAGCACGATATAAATTGCTGGAATTGTACAAATGGTTGAACTGCTGATGTTCCTGGAGAATGCCGCCAATCAGGCCGGTGCTTCCAATCAACACATCCATGACTAAACCGCTACGACAGGCGCTTGCTGACGCAGATACTTTACCCTACATTTGCAATTGGAACGGCACGCACAACGCTGTCCGGGCAGTGGCAAACTGCCAATTGGCACAACGCCTCGCGCTGCATAGTTTAAGCAATCCTGACAATGCTTAGCCTGGCTATCAAGGATGCGCCGCATCAAGCTATATCCTTGCCGTTCCTGGCGCATAGACGTGCCTTCCCAGTAAGCACCTCGCACACTTTCAGCATACATCCCAATGCGAGCAAGAGCCATGGGAGTAGATACGCCACCGGCCAACAAATCGCGAGCAAAAATCTCCAGATAACGGTATTCAGCACGAAGCCTCTGGCCGATTCGGCCCCATTCAACTGGAGTCATGCTATTACGACCACCACTACCAATCATCGCGGCCTGAGCGTGGGCCAGCTTTAACGCTTGCCGAACACTTTCTTGCCACTGATCCAGCGTGATATCGCCACGATCAAGCATGCTTGTATAGCGGCGTAAGAGCCGACCAAGATTAGAAATGCGACCATCAACTAAAGCCTCCACGGCAGTTTGAGAAAGGAAACGTCCATTTGCTCCGCGAT